GGAATGTTAGAAGAAAGCGAAAAAGAACCAACGGCAAAAACGTTTAAAGGCTTCGCAGAAGGGAGATCTAAGTAATGTACGAAAATACTTTATTTAAAATTTTACCGGATTATATTAAATCAAGTGTTTTAAAGAAAGAAAATAGACTTAAAACATGGAAGTACGGTTATAACAAACAACATGATATGATTGTTATAAGTAAGACTGGAAAGATTGGCGAAATATATGAAATTCAAAATCTAAAAATCGCTTTACCTTTATTAGAAGATTCATATAAAAGAAACGATAAGAAGGAATTACAATATTGGAAACAATTAGAAATACCAAAAGAACTCAGTAAAATAAAAAATGTATTTGATTGGAATAAATATCCTGATACATTTAAAGAGAAATGGTTTGACTATATTGACGAAGAGTTTATAAGAAGAGACGAGGGATTTTCATTTTATAGTAACGGGATTTCTACATATATAACAGGTACACATTATATGTACTTGCAATGGAGCAAGATAGATGTTGGCGCGCCTGATTTTAGAGAGTCGAATAGATTATTCTTTATATTTTGGGAAGCTTGTAAAGCAGACACAAGATGCTACGGAATGTCCTATTTAAAGAATAGACGTTCTGGATTTTCATTTATGTCTTCCGCGGAGTTAGTTAATCAAGCAACAATATCGAGTGATTCAAGATTTGGTATACTATCTAAATCAGGTAGCGATGCTAAAACGATGTTTACCGACAAAGTTGTTCCTATATCATTAAATTATCCTTTCTTTTTTAAACCTATTCAAGATGGTATGGATAGACCTAAAACAGAGCTAGCATATAGAGTGCCGGCTTCTAAGTTTACAAGGAAGAAGTTAGATAACAACGAAAACCCTGAAGAACTTGATGGTCTTGATACAACGATTGACTGGAAGAACACAGGAGATAACTCTTATGATGGGGAGAAATTAAAACTTCTTGTACATGACGAAAGCGGGAAGTGGCTAAGACCCGATAATATATTAAACAACTGGCGTGTTACAAAAACATGTTTACGATTAGGTAGCCGTATTATTGGTAAGTGTATGATGGGATCAACATCAAATGCTTTAGACAAGGGAGGAGAGAATTTTAAGAAACTTTATTACAACTCAGATGTTACAAAAAGAAACGCCAATGGACAGACTAGCTCAGGATTATATAGTTTGTTCATACCTATGGAATGGTCCTACGAGGGATTCATTGATACTTATGGCTTACCTGTCTTCCACACTCCGGAAAGACCCGTCAAAGGTATCGACGGAAATGAAATTGAAATAGGTGTAATTGAACACTGGCAAAATGAAGTTGATGGTTTAAAATCAGATTCAGATGGATTAAACGAATACTATCGACAATTTCCAAGAACAGAACAGCACGCCTTTAGAGATGAAACAAAACAATCATTGTTTAATCTTACAAAAATATACGAACAAATTGATTACAATGCTGACCTACGGCATTCAGGCGTTTTAACACGCGGTAATTTCCAATGGGATAACGGTATACTAGATACAAGAGTAAGTTTTTACCCAAATAAAGATGGTAGATTTTTAATTTCCTGGGTACCACCTAAACATATGCAAAATTGCGTAATAATAAAAGATGGGTATAAATATCCAGGTAATGAACACTGTGGTGCATTTGGTTGTGATAGTTATGACATATCGGGAACAGTTGATAACAGGGGATCCAATGGAGCTCTTCACGGGTTAACGAAGTTCTCAATGGAAGATGTGCCTCCAAATCATTTTTTTTTAGAATACATTGCAAGACCACAGACAGCTGAAATATTTTTTGAGGAAGTATTAATGGCTTGTATATTTTATGGTATGCCAATACTTGCAGAGAATAACAAAGCAAGATTACTATATCATTTTAAAAGAAGAGGCTACAGAGGGTTCTCAATGAATCGCCCTGATAAAGTATGGAATAAGTTATCGCCTGCTGAAAAAGAAATTGGTGGAATACCAAACTCAGGACAAGATATTATACAAGCGCACGCTGCTGCAATTGAAACTTATATAGAACACCACGTTGGGGATTTAGGAGATTCATATGGAGATATGTATTTTCAAAAAACATTAGAAGATTGGGCAAAGTTTAATATAAACGATAGAACAAAGCATGATGCTTCGATAAGTTCAGGATTAGCTATAATGGCATGTAACAAACACATGTATACACCAACTAGCAATTTCCAAAAGGATAAAGTTCCTTTAAACTTTAAAAGATATAATAATGAAGGTTATAGTTCAAAAATAATATAATAGATGATTTATACAAACAATAATAGTTCTTTCCCTAGTCAGGTGGTACCGGATGAAGAAAAACAAAGTTATGAGTACGGAGCTTTAGTCGGTAGAGCTATTGAAAACGAATGGTTTCGTGGAGATAGAGTTGGTGGCGGCGTAGGTAATAGATGGGGATCAAACTGGCAGAACTTTCATAATTTACGCCTTTATGCAAGAGGTGAACAATCTGTACAAAAATATAAAGATGAATTATCTATTAATGGTGATTTGTCCTATCTTAACTTAGATTGGAAACCAATTCCTATTATACCTAAGTTTGTGGATATTGTTGTTAATGGTATATCAAGTAAGAACTATGAGATCAAAGCATATGCTGAAGATCCAGAAGCCGTACAAGCCAAAACAAAATATGCTGAAGGTATTATAAGGGATATGATGGCAAAAGACTTATTAGATAGTATACAATCAAAATTGGGTGTTAATTTATATAATAGTCCGAACCCAGAGGAGTTGCCTGAAACAAAGGAAGAATTAGAAATACATTTGCAATTAGACTATAAACAAGCAATTGAAATTGCAGAAGAAGAAGTAATAAATCAAATATTAGATCGCAATAGATACCAGTTAATTAATAGAAGACTCAATTACGATTTGACTGTATTAGGTATTGGCGCGGCTAAAACAAATTGGAATGAAGCTAATGGGGTAGTACTTGAGTACGTTGATCCCGCTAACTTAGTTTATTCTTACACAGAGGATCCAAACTTTGAAGATCTATATTATGTAGGGGAAGTTAAATCTGTAGCGTTAGAAGAACTTAAAAAGGAATTTCCATATTTGTCTGATGCCGACTTAAAAGAAATAGAAAAATTTCCCGGTAATGCAAATTATACTCGCAATTATTATGGAGCTGATACAAACGATAATACTGTACAAATATTATATTTTGAATATAAAACATATTCTAATCAGGTGTTTAAAATTAAACAAACAGAAACAGGATTAGAAAAAGCGCTCGAGAAACCAGATACTTTTAATCCACCGCCAAATGACAACTTCGAAAGAGTGTCAAGATCAATAGAGGTATTATATTCAGGTGCAAAAATATTAGGATTAGAAAAAATGCTTAAATGGGAACTAGCTGAAAATATGACTAGACCGTTTGCTGATACTACAAGAGTGGAGATGAATTATACTATCTGCGCTCCTAGAATGTATAAAGGAAGAATTGAGTCACTTGTAAGCCGTATAACAGGGTTTGCGGATATGATTCAGTTAACGCATTTAAAATTACAACAAGTATTATCAAGAATGGTGCCAGATGGGGTGTTTGTAGATGTAGATGGATTAGCTGAAGTTGATTTAGGTAATGGTACAAACTACAATGCTGCAGAGGCTTTAAATATGTATTTCCAAACGGGTAGTATTGTAGGTAGATCAATGTCTCAAGATGGAGGTCAAAATCCGGGTAAAGTACCAATCCAAGAATTACAAACATCGTCAGGTAATGCTAAGATAAGTTCTTTAATAAGCACATATCAATATTACTTGCAAATGATCCGTGATGTAACCGGATTAAATGAAGCAAGAGATGGTAGCATGCCAGATAGAGATGCTTTAGTTGGGTTACAAAAAATGGCAGCAGCAAGTTCAAATACCGCAACACGTCATATATTACAATCAAGTTTATTCTTAACATTAAGGTTATGTGAAAACATTGCCCTTAGAGTTAAAGATTCATTAGAATATCCGCTAACACGTAAATCACTTATTGAAAGTATATCTATTTCCAATGTAGAAACCCTAAGAGAAATAGAAAATTTAAATTTACACGATTTTGGTATTTTCTTAGAATTAGAACCTGAAGAAGAAGATAAAGCGCAATTTGAACAAAACATTCAAGTTGCATTGCAATCAGGAGGAATTGATCTAGAAGATGTAATTGATCTAAGACAAATTAAGAATTTAAAACTAGCTAATCAGTCTTTAAAATATAAAAGAAAGAAAAAGTTAGAAAGAGATCAAGCGAACCAACAAGCAAATATTGCGGCACAGGGTCAAGCAAATGCACAAGCATCAGAAGCAGCAGCATTAGCAGAAGTGCAAAAGCAACAAGCATTGGCTCAAACAGAAATTCAAATATTACAATCTAAATCTCAATTTGAAATACAAAGAATGCAACAAGAATTATTAATTGAGAAACAGAAGATGGCACAGAAATTTGAGTATGATATGCAACTAGCTCAGGTGCAACTAGGTATTGCTCAGCAAAAACAAACACAAGCAGAAGACCGTAAAGACCAAAGAACAAAAATACAAGCCACACAACAATCAGAATTAATAGACCAAAGAAAAAATAATTCATTACCAAAAGATTTTGAAGGCGATGAATCAGGGTTTGACTTTACGGGGTTTGGTCAACAATAAGAATTAATTAACCAATTTTATATTATCATATTATGTCAGAACAAGTAAAACAAGAGGGGGACTTCAAATTACAAAAGAAGAGAACCCCTATGAAAAAATTAGTAAACTCTAATGAAATTTCAAAAGTAGATTTAAGAACAAACAAAACACCAGAGAATGCCGTTCAAATCGAAAACACAGATGAAAGCGTGTTGGGCACAAAACAACCCGAATTGGGATTGCAAGAAGTGGAGCAAAGAAACGAAGAACATCAAACAGTTACCGTTCAAGCTCCAGCCCAAGAAGAAGTAATAACAGTAATACAAGAAATTACACAAGAAGAAGTTGATGCTACAACAGCAACATTAGTTGAAGAAGCAAATAAAGCATTAGAAGCACAAGGAAGTACAAATAAAGAACTACCTGAAAACATTAATAAACTTGTATCTTTTATGGAAGAAACAGGTGGAACAGTTGAGGATTATGTAAGATTAAACCACGACTATTCTACTATTAATAATGAAACTTTACTAAAAGAATATTATAAAAAATCTAGACCGCATTTGGATTCCGAGGAGATTGAATTTTTAATGGAAGATGAATTTAGTTACGATGAAGACTTAGATGATGAGCGAGACATCAGAAAAAAGAAACTCGCATTTAAAGAAGAAGTTGCAAAAGCCAAAAACTTTTTAGAGGACCTTAAAGGAAAATATTACGATGAGATCAAGTTGAAACCAAGCGTATCCAAAGACCAACAAAAAGCAATGGACTTTTTTAACCGATATAACGAAGAACAGGCAAACGCAGAAACACTACATTCAAATTTCAAGAATGGTACTAAAAGTTTCTTTTCCCAAGAATTCAAAGGTTTTGATTTTAAATTAGGAGAGAAAAATTTTAGATACGGAGTTCAGAATACAGAAATGGTGGCCGATAAACAATCAAACATAAACAACCTGATCAAGAAGTTCTTGAATGATAAAGGGGAAGTTACAGATTTGAAAGGTTATCACAAAGCTATGTATGCGGCCGAGAATGCTGACACTATTGCAAATCATTTTTATGAACAGGGTAAATCCGACGCTATAAAAGAGATTGTTGCAAAGTCTAATAACATATCAACAACCCCGAGAAAAACTTCTACAGGTGAAATATTTGTTAATGGATTTAAAGTTAAAGCAATTAATGGCGTTGATTCTTCAAAACTGAAAATAAAAAGCAAATTTAACAATTAAAATTAAGAAATTATGGCAAATGTAACGCCTAACTTTGGGAGTATTACTCCATCTCAAAAGCAACAAGCTTTAAACACAAACTATTTAAACTTTACGGATCCCAACGCAGTTAATCAAGATTTCGTAACATTCGCACAACAATACTTACCTGAAATCTACGAAGCAGAAGTAGAGCGTTATGGAAACAGAACACTTTCTGGATTCTTACGTATGGTTGGAGCTGAAATGCCAATGTCTTCAGATCAGGTTATTTGGTCAGAACAAAACAGATTACACATTGCTTACACTGGAGTAGATGTTGTAAGTGCCGCTGCAAACACATTATTAATTCCTGTTAACCTTACCCCTACTAATCCAAAGGATTTTGTTCAAAACGTTATTTCAATTAATCAGACTATTGTGATTATGAATCCTGCTACAGGATTAGAAGTAAAAGCTATTGTAACAGCTAGTAATATTACTACTGGAGCTTTAACTGTTGCTCCTTATACTGCTGCTACATTGGCTGCTGCTGGATTTACAGACGCAATGGATGATTTGAAAATCTTCGTTTATGGTTCTGAATATGCTAAAGGTTCTACATTAGCTACTGATAACTACACTAGCATTACACCTTCATTCACTCAATTCTCTAACTCTCCAATCATTATCCGTAATAAATATACAGTTAATGGATCTGACACGGCTCAAATCGGATGGGTAGAAATTGCTACTGAAGATGGAGCAAATGGATACTACTGGTATTTGAAAGCTGAATCTGAAACAAGATTGCGTTTCGAAGATTACTTAGAAATGGCTGTAGTTGAAGGTGAAATGGCTACTTTAAATTCTGCTGCTGATATTGCTAATAAGAAAGGTACTCAAGGTTTATTCTCTGCTATTAACGAAAGAGGTAATGTATTGAACAACTTTACTGCTGCTGCAGGTTTAACTGAGTTTGATTCAATCTTGAAAAACTTAGATACTCAAGGAGCTATCGAAGAAAACATGTTATTCTTAAACCGTCAAACATCTCTTGACTTTGATGATATGCTTGCTGCATTATCTTCTGGAGCTGCAGGTGGTGTTGCTTACGGTTTATTTGAAAACTCTGAAGAAATGGCGTTGAACTTAGGATTCTCTGGATTTAGAAGAGGTTCTTACGATTTTTACAAAACTGACTGGAAATACTTAAATGATGCATCTACTCGTGGAGCAGTTGCAAAATCAGGTATTGATGGAGTTCTTGTACCTGCTGGTACTTCTACTGTATACGATCAAATCTTAGGAACTAATATCCGTAGACCATTCTTACATGTTCGTTATAGAGCTGCTCAAGCTGACGATAGAAGAATGAAATCATGGGTC